TGGTTCGAGGAAGTTGATCGCGAGAGCTTCGAGTCGTACACGGGACTCGACGATACGACGCTGACTTACGTCATCCAGCAGATCGAGCAGCGCGGCGAGGATGCCGAGATCATCGCTCAGGAACAGAAGGATGGATTCGCGCCCGACCCGACGACAGGCCAGATGGTGCCGAACGTCACTTTCGACGTGCGTATCAAATGCACGCGCAAGGAAGGCCGCTACGTCGCCGAGTGCATCCCGACCGAAGACATGCGCATTTCGCCGCAGACGACGCACGACTTGCAGCAGTCGCCGTTCGTCGCCCATATCGTGCGCAAGACGCGCAGCCAGTGGAAGGAGCTCGGGTACGACGTGGCCGACGAGGCTGCCGATACCGGCCCGCGCATCGGCATTCAGTCCATTGCGCGTTCCGACAGCATGGACGAGCTGTCGTCGGATGATGCAGGCATCGACAAGTCCATGGAGATCGTCGAAGGCCTGGAAGCCTACATGCGCGTCGACTACGACGGCGACGGCTATGCCGAGCTGCGGCGAATCCTCAAGGCGCCGGGCAAGATCGTCGAGAACAAGCCGATCGAGGAAGTACCGATCGCGCATTGTGTGCCGATCCGCATGCCGCATCGCCATCTCGGCATCAGCTACTTCGACTTGCTGAAGGACCTGCAGGACATCAAGACGACTCTGATCCGACAGACTCTCGACAACGTGTATCGCATCAACCAGGGTCGGCTCGCGGTTAATGTGGATACCGTGAACCTTGAAGACCTGAGCGTGTCGCAGCCGGGTGGCTTCGTGCGTGTGAGCGGTCCGGCTGCTGGCCAGATCGAGCCCATCGACATGCCGTCGATTGCCGGCGAGCTACTGCCGATCATCAACTACACCGACGAGATGAAGGCGCAGCGTACCGGCATCTCGGCCACCACCTCCGGCCTTGATCCTGACACGCTGCAGGAAACCACGGCCAAGGCGTACACGAACGCCATGAACGCCGCGACGGCCAAGGTCGAGATGATCTGCCGCATGCTGGCCGAGGGCGTGAAGGATATGGCCATCCTGATGCACAACCTGCTGATTCGGCATCAGGACAAGCCGATGATGCTGAAGCTGCGCAACCAGTGGACGCCCATCGACCCGACGTCGTGGCGCAAGCGTTACAGCTGCACGGTGAATGTCGGGCTCGGCACCGGCTCGCGTGACGAGATGCGCGGCAACCTCATGCTGATCGGCCAGATGCAGCAGCAGGCGGCGCAGGTGGGCATCGTGCAGCCTGCCAACGTCTACAACCTCGTGTCGGAGATGGCCGAGATTCTTGGATTCCCGGCGCCGGACAAGTACTTCACCGATCCCGCGTCGCCGCAGTACCAGCAGGCCATGCAGCAGAAGCAACAGCAGCCGCCGAATCCGGCAGTGCAGGTCGCCCAGATCAGGGGGCAAGCCGACATCCAGAAGGCACAGATCGGTGCGCAGAGTGACCTCGCTCAGATCCAGGCCGAGGCGCGCATGCACAGCATGGACATGCTCAACAAGATGGCGATCGAGAAGCAGCGGACGGATGCGGCGCTGGCGAAGGCGCAGGCGGACGGCAATGCTTCGAACGTGGCCGCTTACCTCAACCATGCGCAAAAGCACTCCGAGGCCATCATGCAGTTCATTCAGGGCATGGCCCAGAACGACTCGCAGGAGCGGCAGAGCTTCGTCAACGCGCTCGGCGCAACCGCGGGGATGAGCCATGGACAGTGAAGACGCCATCCGCCGCGCCGATCAGGCCCGGATGATCCTCGACAATCCGCTTTTCGACGAAGCGATGAACGCGCTCGCTGAATCCCTGCGCCGGCAGCGCCTGCAAGTGAAGCCAACCGATACGGATGGCCACACGAAGCTGATCCTTGCCGAGCAGGTCAAGCATCAGTTTGAACAGTTCCTGCGGCGCGCCATCGAGGACGCCAAGGTCATCGAGATGCGCCTGATCGAGCAGCAGAAGACAAGCGCGTTCGGAATGTTCCGGCGCTAAGCCCACCGACAAGTTCTCCCCGAGCCGCCCACTGAGGCGGCTTTTTTATGGCCAAAACGAGGGTTATCGCATGACCATCGAAACCACCCAAGACCTGGGCGTTTCATCCGACTTCGACGAGAACGCGCTGGCGTCGGCGTTGGAGGGACTGCCGCCCGAAGGCGGTGAAGCAGCGCAGGACGATCCGCCCCAAGCCGAGGCGGACGCGTCCATTGAATCCGAGACTCCAAAAGAGAACGGCGACGGCGATCCAGCCGGCGAAAGCAGCATCCAGTACCTCGACGACCTGATACGCGAGCTTGAAGCAGACCCGGAATCGATCCTGGGCCTGAAGGTCAAGCTCAAGATCGACGGCGAGGAAAAGGATGCGACGCTTGCCGACCTGATCAAGGTCAACCAGCTCGAAGGGCACGTCAACCGGAAAAGCATCGAACTTTCGGAGAAGCAAAAGGCTTGGGAAGTCGAACAGCAGCAGGCTCGCCAGGTATGGCAGGAGCGTGTCGCGATCGCCACGCAGTCGCTCGACGCGCAGGAAACCGGCGTTCGGCAACAGCATGCGCAATTGCAGCAGCAGTACCAGCAGGTTCCATGGGCGCAGCTCGCCCAGCAGGACCCGGCTCAGCACGCCTCGCTGTTTGCGCAGTACCAGCAGGCTTTCCAGCAGCTGGAAGGCGCGTTCCAAGGGCTGCAGCAGCACAAGCAGCAAGTAGCGCAGAGCTACCAGCAGACGCTTGCGCAGCTCAAGGAACAAGCCCGGCCCAAGACCATGGACGCCATCAAGGCGCAACTGCCTGAACTGGCTGACCCTGTCAACTACCAGAGTGCGTTGAACGAGGGTCGCGCGTACCTCAAGAGCATCGGGGCCGACGACAAGAACATCGACGCGATCGAGCTCGATCCCGTGGTGTTCCGCGTCGTGCGCGATGCCGCGAAGTACCACCAGATCGCACAGAAGCAGCCCAACGTGAGCCAGCGCGTCCGCGAGGCGCCGAAGCTCCAGCACGCATCCCCGAAAGCCCCACTCGGCGCCCCGGCGCAGCGCATCCAGAACCTCAAGGCCCGTGCGGCCAAAGGGGACGAGGACGCGATGGCCGCTCTCTTTGAACAAGCCTGATCCCGGAGCACTCCCATGTCCGTACCCAGCAATACCTACCAGTCGGTTTCCGTCGTCGGCAACCGCGAAGACCTCGTCAACATGGTCTTCAACGTGGACCCGGAAGCCACCGTCCTGCAGACCGCCATCAAGAAGTCGAAGGCGACCAACACCCTGCACGAGTGGCTGACCGATACGCTGGCCAGCGCGTCCGCGACCAACGCCGCCATCCAAGGCGACGACGCGACCGCACAGGCCGCCACTCCCGCCGTTCGTCTGGGCAATTACACCCAGATCGCCACCAAGACTGCGCAGGTCGCCGGCACCAACCAGGCCGTCAACTCCGCGGCCAGCGTCGGCAAGATGGGCTATCAGCTGCTGAAGCGCACCAAGGAACTGAAGCGCGACGTCGAGGCGACCTTGTTCGCCAACCAGGCCAAGGTGGCGCCGACCACCAGCGTGGCGGGCATCACCGCAGGCCTTCCGGCATGGCTGAAGTCGAACATCAGCTTCGGCGCGACCGGCGCGGCGCCGACCGGCGACGGCACCAACACGACCACAGTGGGCACCGCGCGTGCCTTCACGCAGTCGTTGCTGGACGGCGTGCTGCTGAGCGCCTTCAACAACACCGGCATGATCCCGAAGCTGGCGTTCTGCGCGCCCAAGCAGAAGCAGGCGGTGTCGCAGATCACCCCGACCGGCTCGACGCGCTTCGTCGACACCACCAACGGCAAGAAGCTGTCCACCGCGTTCGACATCTACGAGGGCGACTTCGGCGAGGTGACGCTGATCCCGTCGATCTTCCAGCTGTCGGGCACCATCACGCTGGTCCATCCAGACTACGTGAAGCTCGCCTACCTGCGTCCGTTCCAGAAGACGCCGCTGGCGAAGACCGGCGACAGTGACAAGGTGCAGATCCTTCAGGAGTTCGCGCTGGAGATGAGCAACGAAAAGGCGCATGGCGCGATCTACAGCCTGACCTGATCCACGACAGTGGTGACCTTGACGGGGCGCCTTCGGGCGCCCCGTTTCTTTTGGAGAAGTCGTGATGACTTATCGCTTCCAGCAACCGCAAGTCACGCAGGCCGTGGCCATCGGCGCGGCGTCCGCCGCTTCAACCAACCCGTTTGGCGCACAGACGTGGGCCATTCGCGTGGTCGCCACGGGCAATTGCCACATCAACATCGGCCAAGCGCCCGTGGCTACCGCGACGAGCGCCTACGTCGCCGCCAACCAGAAGCCCGAATACATCCGAGTGAATCCTGGCGACAAGATCGCCGTGATTCAGGACGGCTCCGCGACCGGCAACGTCTTCGTGACGGAGCTGTCGCAATGAATGCCATCGAGCGCTACCGCTTCGATTCGGACGGAAATCTCGTTATCAAGCGCGAAACCGTGCTCGATGACGTGTTCGATGCCTGCCATGAGATCGCCGCGCGCACGCCCGAGTTCGGCAAGTTCAAGGGTGACAGTGCGCTCGGTCACCACGTCGCGTCGGTTCCCTGTGACGTGCTGATGAGCCTGAAGGCGTCGCACGGCATCGACATCTTCAACATGACGCCCGAGATGGGGCGCAAGCTGAAGCGCTGGCTCAACACCGAAGCTCCGCGCTTCAAGACGATCAACGCGCGGCTATGATCACTGACTATGCCAGCTTGCAGAGCGCGCTGACCGACTACGCCGCGCGCACTGACCTATCGACGGTCGTCACGACGTTCATCGCGCAGGGCGAGTCGCGCATCTACCGCAAGGCGCGAGTTATGGACATGGAGGTGGTCGCCGCTGAGACGATCACGAACGGCTCGTTTGCGCTACCGAGCGACTACCTGGAGATGCGCAACCTGTACGTCACCGACGCGACGGGTGCCTACCTGTACGAGCTGCAGCGCAAGTCGCCGGCATGGCTGCGTGGCACGTACGGAATCCAGTCCTCGCAAGGCACGCCGCAGTATTACGCCAGAGAGGCCCAGAACATTGTCGTCGGCCCGTACCCGGACGCCAGCTACCCGGTGTCGATGCTGTACTACTCGCGCCTGGCGTCGCTCAGCAATACGAACACGACGAACTGGCTGACTACCAAGAATCCCGACTTCATCTTCGCTGCGGCGATGGTCGAGCTGGCGATCTACACGCAGGATCAGACCGCGCTGCAGTATTGGGAGGGCAAGTTCACCTCGATACTCAGCGACGTGCAGGACGCCGACAAGCGAGAGCGCATGAGCGGTGGTGCTCCGAGCATGAGTCCAGCCTGATGGCGGATCAGAACACCACCGTGGCGTTCGGCGACTGGCTTCCGGACGACGATCGCAACATCCGTCCCGGTACGCCGACGATGTGGCTGTCGGGTTCGGAAGTGCCGCTCGACCTGGCCAAGAATCTGATCTTCACGGGTTCGGCGTGGCGTCTCTACAAGCCGCTGGCGGCCGCGGCCGGAACGATCGCATCTACTCCCTTGGATGCCATCACCGTCGATGACGCCGGCACGCTGGAAACCTACGTAGCGGGCGCCAATGGTCATCTGTACCAGATCAAGGCCGGCGTGGTCGCTGACGTGTCGAAGGCTGGCGATTACACGACGAACCAAGGTTGGTCATTCGCGCAGTTCGGCGATTGCCTGATTGCGACGAATGGCACCGACAACGTGCAGGATTGG